GTTATTCTCCAAACCATTCGGTTCTGTTTTGCAATGGCACTTTACGAAGGTAACCAAATTTCGTACGGGAAAATCGTAGACTGGTCTAAAAACTCAAACGTATCGTGTCTCATGTTTGAAAAACACGATCCCTTATACGTGATGGATGCGACCGTCGAGTACGTACGATCGTTTGTCATGCATTGCGTGAACTCTGGGGTACCTATACCCACAGTTCAAGCCGCGTTGAGCCAATATGATTTTATGAAACAAGAACGAACGTCGATGAATTTTATCGCGTCGTTACGAGACGTTTAATTTTAGGCGTCACCCCATAATTGCCATTCGCCTAACTGTATAAATTGAGAACTCCCATTATTTTCAGATATAGAAAGCTGATAATATTGATAACTCGCTGGAGAACTTATCGTATGAACATCACCGTAAATAGACGGTGGTTTGTTCGTTACGGTATGTATGGTTGTCCAGCTAGTCGCATCATTCGACCCTTTTAGTGCCCACGATTTAGGACGTCGTGTATTATGTTCACCACCACCACCAGGTAATGTTGGATCTACACTCCCACCGGGTGTAGATACGGGTGCGGAATCTGCAGGATACAAAACGTATTTACGTATAGTCTTTGCACTCGGTAACTGAAGTGTAATATCAAAATTTGATAATGTACTCGTGTGTAAAAATGAGTAGATAGATGCACCACCATCCGAAATAATTTCAATTTTAACTCCATTTGTAAACAAACTGGCTGCAGTTGCATTTGTACCACCGGGTGCATTTGTCGTATGACTTGTCTTTACCTGATACTGACCATTACCGGCGGATGCACCTGACATGGTCCACGTGTTCCACGTATCGGCAGACAATGAAGTTGTAAGCGACGATTTCGTTCCCGTCGCGACCGGTGGGTACTGGTACAATGGGAACGTACCCGAAACGTCGAGTGTTTTGGTTATCGTAAACGTATCGGTTCCCTTAATTTCGGCATAATACTTTCCAGCCTCGGGGACCGTATATTCACCCGCCGCGGGGTCCGCGACTATAAACACGTTCGACGTATCCGCGACGTTACTCGTAAACAGTTTTACGGACGATCCGGGTTCCGTATTCAAAATCTTTATCGTATTCAAACCGTCGTATTCGAGTTTTGGTCCACACCCAACCTCCGCCGCTCTTTGAAGGACCTGTTTTGGACTCATGAGGAAGTTATACGTACTCACTTCGTACGTTAAGAATTTTCGGAAGGTAATAGAATGATCACCAACACGCATGTGCATGTTTCCACTTCTCGAACCAACCGCGGCAACACTCGTATGTGTACCCGAAACCACAGGGTACCCGTTCACGTACCCGACCGCGTTACCCCCGGAATCGACCGTAAGGGCAATGTGGTGCCATTTACCTACCGTGAAACACTTGATCGTACCGGCTTGTATAAGAGTAGCGCCATTATTCCTATACAATTTTGCTGTTCCATCCGCTGCCATTTCGAAATGAATATCATTAGTATTATTACTTCCAATTGCCAATAACCCATTATACCTTTGTGCTTCTACAGGCATGAATATTGCATCCGCCGTTTGGGCCATATAGGACCCGTACTCAAAAATCCCTTCAGTCGATGTTACGTAAAAAACGTTCGATGTTCCTCCATCGGCGCGTTTCTGTAAAGAGTGTGACCCTTGTGTTGTAAATACTGAATTACTCGCACGACCAACTGGGTCGGTGTACCAATGGGTTGGTAACTTATACGTCGGCATGGACGCACTATCGATAATAGAGAACCGGTTAACTTCCGATCCCGTATCTTCGACGGCTGGTGGTAAACTTCGTCGACGCGGGTTCCCGACCTGGACCACCGCGGTATTCGCACCGTTTGGAGGTGCAACGTTCGTTTGAATAAGAACAATACCCGAACCACCGCGTCCGCCGTGTCCTTTAACACCACCGTCACCCTCCGTGTTGTACCCCGGGTGTTGGTCTCTAGCCTGGGTTCCCGCTCCACCACCACCACCACCCGTGTGTACCATACCATGTAATGACCCACCTCTAGCCATGTACCCGTTATAATGTCCACCGTACCCACCACCGCCGCGTCCACCGGGTATAGTTTCAATTTCGTTACGATTACCTCCACCACCACCACCCGCAAAGTATCCACCTTCACCGTACTCGTCCCCGAAATTGGTAAACGAACTTCCCGTTCCGAAGAATTTACCGATACCACCATCACCCGCATTACCACTCGATGCGTTTGCGCCTACACCTCCGGCACCACCACCACCACCACCTTCCAATGTAGTCGCACCATCACCACCTGCAGTACCTTGACTCGATGCTCCAGACGCACCGGTATTAAAATTATAATTGGACCCGTTACCACCGTTACCACCACCACCCGAACCACCTGATTTTGGTGAGTAACTTTGAGAACCACCACCACCACCGCCAATGGCGTTATCTAACCCCGTAAATGTCGTATCTTTACCGTTAAACCCTACTTGTATGTTCCCGGAACCACTACCAATACCACCCGAATCTCCGTTCCCGACGACGATCGTTTTCGTCGCACCGTTTGCCAAGCTCGTTCCCGCCGTATACACGAGACCACCGGCACCTCCACCACCACCTTCAGCTCGTCCACCACCACCGCCGCCACCGGCGACCATCATAACGTTCGCGGTTAGCCCACCCGATGGGGGTGCGAAGGTATACGTAGTTCCTTCAATTGGAATTGGTACGCTTACCCCACCAACATTAAGAAACGGTATATTTCCTGACACAAAAGGGCTCGTTTCAGACCAAACAGCCATGACTGTTGTATTAGGATGTATTAATTTTATGGTACCATCACTTTCTCTTTGACCCGTGTATCCACCCGATGTCCAACTACCATTTGTAACTGTAGACCCAGGAACAAATTTTATTGGCATGTGATTACCAGCTTGGTCATGTGCATCCCATTCCCATTGGCGTATATCATTTACAATTTGACCTGAACTTGTATTGTTTACATTGACAGTAACATTAGGGTCGTTAGTGGTCCAATATCCGGATGCAAAAACGAAATCTTTGGAAGTACCCGTGGCTGCACCTATAACAGGTGTTATAGTCCCAATATCCCCCGTATACGCCGGTGTATCGGCATAGAACCGACCGTTATCGCGCGCCGTAAGTATATCGCCGTCCCCGTACGCGTTATCGAAATTACCGTGGTGGAATGCCCACGTATACAGACCCGTTGACGAGGTTGCGGGGACCGTTGCGGATTTTAGGGAAAAATCTGTACCAGATTTTATTTGCGCATCGTACGTTCCCGGATCCGAAACGGTTACGATTTGGGATTGGTTTGCGTCGTAGGTGTGGGTGTCTTTTGTGTATTTAGATGATTTTTCACTCGTATATGATCCCGTGAGTGTATATGTACTATCTTGACCAGCTAAAGTACTCTGATTACCTTGTGGTATATCATACGTCATGCCATCGGCATCAAGTCTAGTTGGTTGTATATACATTTGTCTATCCCAAACAATTTGTACCTGTGCAATGGATCCCGACATTGCTTTTACATGCATCCATTCTGTACCAATTGCGTACGTATTATATACACTATCACCTGCATATACTAGCCAGTCAGTTTGTGGATTGTTACGAAGTGCACCACTATCTACACTTGAATAAGAACCATCTGTAACCGTACTAAACAGTGAATCCGATGGTCGTATATACTCAAGATCTTGATTAGGACCACCGTTACCCAATGGAAAATAAATATATTCTATGGGAAGTATATTACCATCTTTATCTTTTATACGTACATCTGTTATGAGAATTTGTTTTGGCCAAGTTTGAGTAGTTTTTGAAAATTTAACAATTTGCCCTTGTGTGTATGGTTGATTCACAAAAACCTTATCGTACCCGTCATAGTCAAACGAAGGTGCGAGTATGTTCGGTAACGTATCGATATATTTGGGGTAGGAAATGTCACCCGTATCATTATCACCACGGCTCAAGTGATATCCTCTTCCCCATGCGTAATATTTACCGTCCTCGGTAATTGCGGTCGTGTGTTGCGTAGACGCCATAAATTTCTTTATGTTCGTAACGTTCGTCCATTTAGTTGGTCCGCTTGTAATATTTCCCGTACTCCCGTTACCAAAAACACCGTGACCACCGTTACCCCAACAATAATATCCGTCACTCGTATCGGCAAATACGAAGTATCCACCCCCGTATACTTTGTTTATAGTAATATTATTTGATGAAAAGTATGTTACTTCTGTAAGGGTTTTACCGGAAGAATTTGCCGTCGTTGTTCCGTCACCTATTTGTCCTTCCCAATTGTTACCCGCATTCCACATCTTACCCGTCGCGTCCCACGCATACATGGTCCCGTAACTCGACGCGAGACCGATTATATTTTTACCATCGACGACCTTTTGTGGTTCGTCGGTCACACTCGAAGGCCATGAATCCGAATTTATGGTATTTTTACCCCAAAGCCATACGTCACCACTCGAATCGAGTGCTAAACTATGTACAGATCCACACGTTATTTTTGTTATGGATATACCACCACCACTACTATAAAATGGGTTTTGTATTTTGAAAATTAACGTTGTTCCATCGCCTTCAAACGCGTATAAGTATTCAGGGTTTACGACAGATGTGGTTGTTTTAGCATTTGAACCATCATAAGCCGTATCTGAAAATTTCGTTGGTATGTTAGTCCCGGTGTCACCCCATGTTTTTGTTACGAAATTATACTTAAATTGTGATTGAGAAATAGCAGCATTATCACTTGTTCTCTTTAGATAATAATTGAATTCGGTACTTGTAGCATGATCATAATAAATCCAGTAAGTTGGGCTTGAAGGCTCAATAATATCACTTTCGGGGATATCCGTGCCGGATGGATTAAAATTAATCTGTTTGGGTGTACTCGACGTAGACGCGCTGGCTTGTCCTAATGCTTTATATGTCGAATCGTGTGTACCCCACGTCCAAACGTTACCGGTTTCGGTTAGTGCTGTACCAGAAAGTTGTGTAAAACTCATCATGGTTACGTTATTTGCGGTTAAACTTTGGTCCCCGAAATACGACGTTACGTCAGTAAATGATGTAAGATCCGAAGTTGTTCCCGGTATAACAAAATTATCACCTTTACCCGTTGCGTAAATCTTACCGTCGGTCGTTTTTACGTACGACACTTCACCTCGACTATTATCGGTTATATCGGAACCCGATAAAAGTTTAGCGACCGTACCTTGAGTTATTCCCGTACACAGGGTCGGTACGGTTATATCGGAAGATGTACCTACACCGGCTTCACCGTCGTTGTTCATACCCCACCCGTATAGTTTCCCGTCGTACGTAAGTGCCATCGACCCTTGGTATCTAGACGCAAACCCCGGTTCGATCGTTTTTATTGTTCCACTTACCGTGTTACTCGTAAACGCGAAGTCTGTGGCATTTCCTATTTCCGCGGTATACGCACCCGTATCTTTAACGTAAATGTTGGTCGCCGAACCGATTTCGTACGTGTTCGAGCCGAGTCGAAGACTTGTTGAGGTTGGGGTTATGTTTTTGACGACGAGTTTGTACCCGTCGTGGGTGAGGGATGGGGGTGACGTAGGAACATCACTTTGATCGCTAAATATGTGTATGTTACGTATTTTGTTACCGGTTGTAGATGCACCCGTAGTATCAGCTGTGTAGAAGAGTCTAATATACGATAAAACACCCGTACTATGTAGATAATTAGACCCAGCAGACATAGGTGCACCTGTATGGTATGCAATTTCTTCGTACCCATTACCTGAATCTAATAACGCCGATACACGACGATTACCCGAACCAATATAATCGGATTTCCATGCTAATTTTACCCACTGTCCCGTCGGAACGTTCCAACCCGTACCAACGTTCGCACCCCAAACGTAAACTCTATGATCATGCCAATGAAACCAATCATTTTCTCCATCTCCTGATTTACCAATACCTAACATGGATCTCATATCACCAGAAGTCACATACACTTCGTACTCGACCCATAAGTTACTGTTCCTATCCGACCGTAACGATGTAAAATCAGCCTGTAAACCCACATTACCACCACCAAACACGATTGCATTATTTGTCGAATCGAATGAAGTTGAAACTGTCCCGGTCGTGTCCCAATCTACATACCCCGAAAATGTTATATTATTAGTATCGCTCGTTAATGTTGTTCCTAAATTTGTCCATGAAACAATGGAAGTGGCATTATATGGTTTCTCTATAATACTACCACTCACAACATTACTCGTCAACGCAAACGTAGTCGTCCCTTTACTTTCCGCCTCGTACGTTCCCGTATTCTCTATGTACACGTTACTCGCCGTTCCTATAGAATACGTTTTCCCGTTAAACAGAACGTTCGAGGTCGACCCCGATTCCAAACCACTGAACGTCAATTTATTGTACCCGTCGAAATCTAATACATTTTTATTTTGGTATATTCGAACTTTACCGGCGTCAGAAGCAGCTTCATCATTATTCGGAGCACATGCAGCATAAAAACCACCGTCGTATGACATGGTAACACCGTACCCTAACTGATCATTATCCGTATCCCCGAAAAACCTTTTCTCCTCCCAAATTCCGTTCGTTTCAGTAAAAATGGAAATCATACCCGCATTACTACCACTACTACCAGTATCATCCGCATTTGAACCCGCAATTATTATAGTACCGTCGTCGCTTATAGAATGGTCTATTCCTAAACTAACACCAGAAGTATAACCAGTCCATTCTTGTATTTTACTCCACGAACTACCCGAATATTCGTAAAGTTTAAGAATACCAGTACTAGAATTATGTGCATTAGCACCGACGACAAATCGCGTACCGGTACCTCTAGCCATGTGTATTGCATCAGTCATATCCCCTACACTAATGTCACTACCCAATTGACTCCACGACCCATTCGCATATTTCCACGCTTTTACAGTTGCATTGGAATCCCTGTTCATACCTATAACTGTTAACCCGTCACGTGTCATATCGTGGCCACCACCGAAACTACCCGAACCCGAAAAGGTTGTTGTTTCTGTATACGCACTACTACCCCCATTCCAATCGAAAAGTTTTAACGTGTTATCACCAAGAGCTGAACCTAATGCTCTATCACCAGATGCGTCGAGTACAACACCCCTTGTCCAATTCGTACCACTTCCAAAAGTACTGCCTCTTAAACTCCATGAACCACTAGCAGAACGTTCGTATACTTTCGCCCAACCTTGTGAACCATTTGTACCAATACCTACCTTTGTACCATCGTCGTTAAGATTAACACAGTAACCCAAATGGCTACCACTCGTACCATCTATAGGCATACCCGAATCTAATACATACTGTCCACCCGAGAACGTATAAATATAAAACCGACCTTGTTGACTATTATACATCCATGCCCCCACAACAAGTCGCGTACCGTCTTTACTAAAACTAAGGGATCCCGTACCTTCGTAATCAGTATACCCAAACCTTTCATTAGCTGCTGTCCCTAAAATATCTTGTATTTTAAGAATTGTTTTATACGGTGGAATCGTCCCCGACACGACGTTACTACTCAACGCAAAGTTCGTCGCGCCCTTGATTTCCGCGGAATACGTCCCCGCATCCTTAATGTATGCGGTCGAGGCCGTTCCTAAATCGTACGTATTCGATAAGTACTTCAACTTATACGTCGACCCGGTATCCGCACCGGGAAACGTATACTTATTGTACCCGTCGAAGGTGAGTGTAGGTAATCCAGATCCTGTAGTCGAAGGTGGTACACCTTTCCAATAAAATTCACTTCTGTATTTATTTTCAAACCTAAAATTTGTTAAATAGAAATCCAAATTGATATCACCTCTAAATGTAGCCACTTCCATATTAAACCATTTGTTGTTAGTTTCCCAAAACTTGTTACTTGATTGTAACCCATTATTTGTAGTAACATTTGATTTACTAACCTTTACTTCTTGATCACCATTTTCATCTATTATATAAAATGTGTAATCTACAAAATTGCTACCATCCCATTTGTATGAAATTTGAACGTACATCCATTTATCATGAGTGACCGAATACGTTTGTCCAGTATCATAAGTAACTTGTGCGTATACATTTGGTGTTGGACCAGATGCAGCACCAGTTACCCGAAATAAGTCATTGAACCATTTTGGTGAACCATATAATGGATTTCCCGATTTCATATAAAAACTAATAGTCACTCCATCACCAGTTCCCACAAATGAAGTTAATGATTGTGTACTATTTTCTATTTCAAATTTTCTCGAAGTTGTAGCAGTTTGAATATGAACCATTTTACCCATGGTACTATCCGTCTGTACATCCCATGTACCACCAACATTCGTTGTGAGTGTATCACCATTACTTGCAGTTATACTACTAAGACTCGTGGTATTCCAATCTACAGTAACCACGTCTGGTAATTTTACCTGACTTACAACATTACTATCTATCGCAAAACCGTCCGATCCTTTCATTTCCGCCGTATACGTACCCGCACTGTCTATGTATACGTTCGTTGCCGTTCCTATATCGTACGTCGTCGTCGATTCGGCACCCGTAGGTAACGCGTGGATTTTGGATGTTGGGTTCGTTAGACCCGAAAGGGTTAGTTTGTTGTACCCGTCGAATGTAATAGGATCTGGTTGTACTAACAGATCCGATATACCGGGTGTATCTGCATGATATAATTCGGTTACTTGATGATAATCCAAAACGTTACTATACGCCTTAAATTTACCAAGAATACCATTGGCATTAAACATATTTGATGTGTTCACATTAAACGTGGTTATACCGGTCGTACCACCTCGAGCACTATTAAATAATTTTGCTAAACGTAAAACACCGTTTATATAAAGATTAAATCCACACGGTGATAATGTATACACGTAATGTGTCCAATCACTATTGTTCATATACCCCGGTGATTTACCTCTATCTTGTTGTAGACTAAAATTACATGGTCTCACCCAAAAACTTGTACTTCCAGCTAAAACACCTTCCATCTCAGGTGCACCAGAGTTCGCGGTAGATTGAATGAATCCGGATTGACTCGTTGACATACCTTTACCTATAAACGAAACCGAAAACGTATCGGCAGTATCGACGGTAAATGGAAAAACCAAAGATGAACTAGCCGCGTGTACAGCTCCATCGCTCGAATATGTTATAGTACCGGTTGTTGAAGCACTTGTGGGTGCCGACGTTAAATCACTCGAAAACTTAGCAAGACTCGTAGCTGAAGGTCCATCGACCGAAAAGTTATTAGATATAATATCCCAAAATCCTATACCAAAATAATCGACACTCGAACCTGTAATACCTAAACGCCAATACTGAAACGTTCCCGGTGACGTTAAATCAAACTGTTTACCTGAGTTTCCTATACCTGAAGACGACGTATACTTCGTAGACCACGATGTCCCATCGGTACTCGCGTCTATAGTAAAACCAGTGACGAGTTGATTAGAATTTGTTCTATGAACACCGCCGTTAGGGTCTGCTTCAATTATAAAACAGTTACTCACATACTTTGCTTCTGGAAACTTAACGGTTAAATAGTGTGGAAATCCACCGTTAATCGATATCGGAGCTGTACACCACCCACGCGCATTAGACGATTTACGAGGATCGAATGTATTAGAAATGTTAAAATGAGTACCAGTTGTCGAAGCACTATTTTCACGCGATTGAGCAGTTATCTCAAACATTTTGTTATCGAAATACACATTCATGGTATGTTCACCGTTACCCGTTAATGGATTACACGTCATGATATTATCCATATTCGGAGTAACACCCGACGTAACGACTCTATGGTTTGTAAAATTTGCAGTTGATGTATCATAAGCAACCAAATCGTTACCGTTACCGGAAACGTCCGTTAACCCTTCGGGAAAATAACATTTAAGCGTTGCACCCGAACCCGAAACTTTAGGAACGTTACCCAAAAATACCTTCTTAACATCGGCATCACTAAGTGTACCGTCATACAAAAACGGGCGAAAGAACGAAGTGGGAGCTATTGAATTACCACCATAAGCAACTTTTCCCATTGTAAAATTTCTAACTGCAAATTGGTAATTTGAATTAGCCGAAATATTCTTTTTTGCTATCTTATCACCGTTAACGTATAAAGTCACATAATATGTACCATTATCGTCTTCTGATACAATAGTTAAGTGTTGAAAGTTATTATGTCCCTGCCCCCGCCCCTGATATGCCAGGAAGGTAGGAACTTCGTCACCACCGTCTCTTGAAAAAGATAAAAATTGACTATCTTGGTGATTTCTAAAAAATATACCATCGGATGGAGTTGATATGTAAGAAAGTAGATCCCAAAAAGATCCTTGAGTAGTACTCAATGGATTACTACCACTTGTAGGTGTTATAAACCCTCTCGTGTAACTACTTGTTGCTCTATAAGAAAAATTCATCCACGTTCCATACGAAATACTTTTCGTATTGGATTCTATATCTTTTGTTGTTGTAAACTTTGTAACTGGTGTATCTATAGCTAAATATCCATCAGTTATAACCTTTTCAGATACACTCGCCACGGTCACTTTATTAAAGTACGCCACGTTCGAACTCGTATCGAAAACGAGACCTCTATACAGACCCGGTGTTTCGATAGTTAAATCACTCGTGAGTGTGCCGATATCGTACACGTTCGACCCTAAAAAGAGTTTAGAGGACGTATTTGTAGGTGCGTTACCAATGGAAAGTTTGTTATAGTTGTCGAAGGTGAGACCGGCGACCGGAGTTAACTCGTATATGTAGGTAGCACCTGTATGTGAATTTTTACGATACGCTCCGGAAATCATTTGACCGTTATCGCTTATACTCACAGAGTACCCGAACTGATCACCAGTACTGCTATTGGTACCTGATGTTTGATCGGATAATATAATTTTTGGTTGTTCTAACCATACATCATTTGTTTCGTCAAGTTTATATATGTACACTGAACCATTAGTACCACTACCATTCGTATCATCATAATGTGCCCCGACAATTGCATAGTTACCATTTATACTTACAGAGTACCCAAAATCATCACTATTTTGTCCATCACTTGCCAAAAGTTGTTGGTGTTCTGTCCAACTCGTCCCGTCATTTTTGAATATATACGCAGACCCTTTTGGTGATGAATTGGCATTAGGATGACGATACGATCCAACGATTGCGTAATTACCGCTTATACTAGCAGAGATCCCGTACCACGATAAAGCTTGTTTGTCACTTGCTGTTAATTTTGCTTGTTGTGTCCATGTCGTCCCGTTAAATCCGAATATATATGCTGCACCGGTATAATTTTCATCACCTTCACCCGAAACAATCAAGTAGTTACCGCTTATACTTACAGACTGCCCGAACCTATCACCTGATGCTATATCAGATGACGTTATCTTTTGTTCACTTCCCCACGTTGTTCCATTGCGTGTATATATATACGCGGCACCCGTGTACGATGATTTACGCCACGCACCAACAATTGCATAATCCCCGTCAATTGCAACGGAATACCCGAATTCGGCATCAGTTGATGGATCACTTGCATTTAACTTTTTTTGTTGTGACCATACTCCCGTTGTTGCATCACGTTTGAATATATATGCGGACCCCGAAGTAGAATTGCTATCATCGTCCCTATGCGCCCCAACGATTGCGTAGTCGCCGCTTATACTGACGGACCACCCGAAATTGTCATTACTTGCTCGGTCACTTGCCTGTATCTTTTGTTCGCTTCCCCACGATGTTCCGTTGTATGTGTATATGTATGCGACGCCTGTACTCGTATCTTTACCAGGTGCCCCGACGATTGCATAGTTCCCATCAATTGCAACAGAATGCCCAAAATTGTCACTCGCTGTAGCGTCGCTTGCTGTAATCTTCGTTTCACTATCGTTAGCCCATGTCTTTTCCGGTACTATACTCCCCGTCACCTCGACCTCGTTCGTCTTATAATTCAAACCGGCTATATTAGCATCTACCGAGTATTTACCGGCGTCGGTTATGTAATAATTAGTAACTCTTTGGGAACCGTATATGTAGGCGGCACCCGCATCAGACGCTTTCGTACTTTCGTTTGGTGAAGACGTAATTATGGTACCGTCGTGTATACCCACACCACCGTACCCCAAATAATTAATCGAACCTACTGTAATACTGGCTCGTATTTTCTTAATTTCAGTCCATGTCGAACCAGAACGCGAAAATACGTATATTGCACCGGCGTCATTCGCACTCGTATCTTCCCAAGGTGCGGACACAACTATATGATCTTTATCTATATCAACACCCCAACCAAAATTATCGTCCGCTTGTGCATCACTCGCAGTCAATTTAGCTTGTTGTGTCCATGTCGTCCCTGAACGAACGAACACGTACGCACTTCCACTAGCACTACCACCGTCATCATCATAACGAGAACCAACAACGACCGTATTACCGCTAATAGAAACAGAGTGCCCGAAATAATCAGTTGCCGCGGCATCACTCGCTTGAATTTGAGCTTGTTGCGTCCACGTCGCACCCGAACCTGTAAATATATACGCCGAGCCCGCGTCAGATGCAGTTGTATCTTCTTGATATGCACCCGCGATTATAGTATCACCATCGATAGATACATTATCACCCAGACGATCACTTGCACCCGCATTACTCGCTTGAAGTTGAGCTCTTTGTGTCCATGTCGTACCACTACGTGTAAAAACGTAAAGAGAACCAGCGTCACTCGCTGTTGTATCTTCTGTAGGTGCACCAATAACTATTGTATCTTTATATATAGCAACTCCTGTTGCAAATTGATCACTCGCACCCGCATTACTCGCCCTAAGAATTGCTTGTTGCGACCATGTCGTTCCCGATCGCACAAAAACGTAAGCTGAACCCGCCGCAGATCCACCCGTATCTTCGTCTCGCGCACCGACAACTACTGTATCACCGTATATAGCTAAGTTTCCTTTCTGACCACCTAAAAGATCAGATGCTTCACCGTCACTCGCCGTAAGTTTAGCTTGTTGTGTCCATGTATTTCCACTTCTATGATACACATAAACTGAACCTGCATTAGACCCATTTGTATCTTCTTTACTTGCACCTACGACCGCATATTCACCGTATACATCACACGAGTTCCCAAGTTCGTCACCTCCCTCCGCATCATCTGCGAATAGAATCTGTTCATTACTCGTATCTAAATTTAAACTATTAAATTGAATATCGTAACTGGTCGTTTCCTCACCAATAGTTGTGTAAAGTGTTGCGTCATCAACGTAGTCCAAAGACCCACCGCTTAAATAAATTTTATTCGCGTTATCGTATTTGAGTTCGAGATCTCCCGCGACTGGGTAATCTACTCGTCCTAACGCCGCTAAGACTATTTTGAATACGAGATAGTTCGAAAGGAAAACCATCTCCGTGTCCTGTTATAGTTATGCTACAAAATTATTGTTCTTAACAAACGTAAAAATTTGTTGAGAAAAATGAAAATACAAAGCAAATGCCTTACCACTTGGCCACACGAGCTCGACTATATAATATGCTCGCGACAGGGTTCGAACCTGCGATCGTTTGCTAAATTTGTAAAAACTCTCTCGACCGGAGTTGAACCGGTGACTTCGCGATTAACAGTCGCACACTCTAACCAACTGAGTTACGAGAGAAACGGGTTTGGGGTCGCGCAACCAAGGATCGAACTCGGGACAATTGGAGTTTAGTGACTAAACGAATAGTTATAATAATTTATTACAATTACAATCCAATGCTCTACCAACTGAGCTATCGCACGGTGATGCCGACAGGATTTGAACCTGCGCTCTTTCGAACCAGAGCCTTAATCTGGCGCCTTAGACCACTCGGCCACGGCATCGTATACAAAAGCTATTGCTAGGATTTGAACCTAGGTGATTGGATTCAAAGTCCAAGATACTAACCACTATATGACAATAGCTCCCCGTATTTATTTTGTTTGTATTCTTTAAGTAAGAATGATCAAACCGATTTTAATATCAATTCTTCTACTGGTACTCGTTACACTTTTATTACGTCGTTCCCGTAAAAATCCAGAGTATAAGTGTTTTCTTTTGACCCTGGAAACATCAGCCGACCGACGTGAAAAGTTTATTAAACATTACGATAAATCTATACCGTTAGAAATCATATACGGGACTGATACCAGGAAACTCGAAAATGCTAAAAAATACCAGAAAATCATAGACCCTTCGTATTACCGTGAAGCCTTAAAACTCCATTATAACGCAAATAAAACACGTCCCGATATTACGTATTTCAATCTAGGGGCTATTGGGTGTTATATGGGTCACATGGACTTTTATAGAAGGTGTTTCGACCAAAACCTCAAATATGCTGTTATTTTTGAAGATAATGTCGTTATAAAAGATAAACGTGTTTACCGTGAAATCCAAGATGTTATAAATAAGAAAGGTGATGATTTTGAAATGTGTTTCTTCCATTGCTTATCGAGGTACCCCGACGAAGAAAAACCTGATAAAAGTGGTCTCGAACGCGTTAAATGGATTTCGAGTACCAAGTGTTACATCATACACGTCGATAATATGAAAAAATATTATAAACACTTTTTTCCCATTGATAACCACGTCGATATGAAACACGAAGATATTATTGCGCGAGGGGCGCGTGTTTACTATAAAGATCTTCGACATTGTTTACACATTGACCGTACGCATAACAGTACAATCGGTCATAGTAATTGGGGTCGACGTAAGTTCTTTTCGAAACGGTACCCTACTGCAACCACCGACGTTCTCGAGTATGGTTGGTAAATATATCAATTCCATGGTATATCTTGTGGACGAAACCGACACCCATCTTTTAAAAAATCAACAAACTTTTTAAATTCTGGTTCAGTTATATCTGTATTTTCCATCGAATCGAGTACGTTACCGACATATTCGTTATACTTTTTATGATTACCTCTATGCGTAACTCTATTCTCACGTAAATTACCAATTTCACGCGGTAACATGATTATATTCTCACTCGCGTGGATATCATACTTAACCTTTTCGATAATTGGGTGACTCTTGAACTCCTTTGGTATGACGTGATGATCTTCGACGTTACGAACATTCCATCTAAGTTTGAACGTTCGTCTGACTAATGACCCGTATCGCATACTATAGTTTTGAAATACTTCTATACCGAGACGCATCAACGAATCTTCTAATTCATCAACTTCTTGCCATGCCGCAAAACACTCTTCTGATGTTCCCGAAACGTGACACTTTTCATCCGCCTCGTCGAGTGCTTCCGCGAACCTAAACTGAAGACGCGGGTTTTCGAACGTTTGAAATTTGATATTTATTTTTTTACTGTATGTACCTTCGAGAATGTTTTTACGTATTTGATGGCGTTTGTTTTCGGGTGTTGGGGGAATTGAAGAAACTCTAATCATTTACTTTTTAACGTGGTATATCTTTAACACGTTAAAAAGTAGGTGTGATCCCAGCGGGGGTCGAACCCGCGGCCTCGGCGTTGCATCTGTGACGATAAAATCACTTAGGTATACTTAGTAGTGTATAAGCACCGCGCTCTAACCAACTGAGCTATAGGATCATGTTTATACATCAACCATAAACTTTAAACCAAATACGACTTTTACTAATCGTAAAACATACTCTTTGTATTCAATCATTTGTGTTGTACTATATAGTATAGTTTAATCTTTATATCCCACACGAAGGGTGAGACTCTAAATCCATTGAGTGTCTTGGACTTGGTAATATTTTGTCGGGTGTTTTTGGACGTGTCATCCATTTTTTTATAGCTTTTGTTACACGTGAATCGTCTTGTATAATTAGAACATTATTTGAAATTATACTTAACCCATTACATACGTCGGGTTTATTTTGTTTATCGGGAAACGTTTCGTTAAACGCCTCTACACTATGACCAGGTATATCCGGTGCTTCATCGAGTAATCGATCGTAATCTAAACGCACTTTATTCACGAAATCTAAAACGTCTTCACGATATTTCGTTTCGAGTGATAATTCCATATCAATATTCCTATAAAATTTTGAATATTGGACGGACATGACCGAATGTGCTTCCATCATACGCGAAGAATTGTTAAACTTTGATATAGATGTAAGTATACCTGCAACAACATTCATAAACGCGAAAAAGTATTGAAAAATAACAATTTTTTGTTTTTGTTGACTGGACATGTTATCACTATCCGGGCTCAAAACTGCAAAACCACCAACACCCGTAATACTCGATATGATTATACATGGGTACGATAACCAATCGTTTTGTTTCTTATAAAACATACGCGCGTGGTTGTGTAACCATCTATATCCGGCAGCCTTTTCGGCCCATCGGATTAGGAGTTGTTCTTGTTTTGGACACCAGTGATGTTGTTCTGAGGTGTTGTCTCCCATTACTCTTTCTTAGAAAATAAATAAGCATACTCCCGTGCCTGTGTATCTACAATCTCATTCTTTTCGTTACCATTGTGTGCCTTGACCCACTTTACATCAACAAACTCAATTTTACGCAATAAGTATAACATGTGTATCCATAAATCCTTGTTCTTTACGGGCTCACCTTTACTCGTTTTCCAACCGTTACGTTCCCAATTCTTCGACCACTCGAGTAATCCCATTTTTACATAGTTACTGTCTGTATATACAGTTACAGTATCGTGTCCTAATTCTATACACTTCTCGAGTGCTTTTATGACCGCGGTCATTTCCATTGCATTGTTTGTGGTTACCTTATCACCACCTCGACCTATAAAGTCATCTATAATATATGCCCAACCACCGGGACCAGGGTTTCCTAAACAACTTCCGTCTGTGTAGACTTCTATCATACTTACTAGTATATACGATAAAATCTTTATATTTCAACAGTTTGTTCTCGTTTATAAGGGAAACAATAATAATAACATTTAACCACTGGATTAAACAATACACATGAACCACATACAGTTCCAAAAATTATTAAAAATGTGTATGTTGGTTCCATTTATATAGTACACGCGTAATTCTTTTATCTTCCAGTTTCAGTATCATCGCAACACGATTTTGGACAGAAAAGTGATAAGATTATAACACCAAGTACTGTAAAGGTTACTGATATTCCAACTATAAAATTCATTGTATTTATATTACTACTTAAAATTTTAAGTCTCTTTGAAACAAAATGAATAATTATCAGGATTGGGATCCAGTTGTTATCCGTGGTAAAATTGATAAAACGCGTGAAAAAGAAAAATATGTCAAGTTCATGGGACAAGAAATTAGGTTACCGAAACGAGGTCAGTATTCGGGAAAATCACCGGAACAGAAACTGGATGAAGCTGAATTAGCCGGTACACATAAGAAAGTAAGTAAAGAAACAGGATTAACGATCCAACGAGCACGTGTTGCAAAACAATATACACAAAAAGATCTTGCAGGTCTTATACACGTATCAACAGATATTATCTCTTCGTACGAATTAGGTAAATCAATTCCGGATCCTAACGTTATGCAAAAATTGCGTCGAGTTCTGGGTGTTAAACTCTAATCACTATCAATATGGGCGATACAATAGGTAAAAAAATTCAACGTATACGTATAGAAAGAAGTCACACACAAGTTGAACTTGCACATAGAATTCGTGAAACTTTAGATACTATAAACAAAATTGAAACTGGTAAAATGGAAGTAAACTGGTACATACTTGAAAAAATACAAAACTATTTTAAGGTTAAACTTTAAAATTTGGTCTAAATTTTAATTTTTAAATTGTAAATTTTATTTATTTTTTAAATTTTTAAACGCTTAATAGACGCTTAGTTGGAGAACGCGAGGCCACCCATACCCGATTGGATTCTGAGGACGTTGTAGTTCGTCGCGAACATGTTAAGAGTGGTCTTGTTGGAACCAGACTTGGTCGCAATGGAGACTTGCGCGTTGTCGATTCTGGAGAAGTTGCATGTGCCCGTTGGTTGATGCTCTTCTGGCTTGAGCGCAAAAGAGTACGAGTATACACCCGCCATTGGGGAGGCGGAGTGGTGGACGAATGGTTGAACAGTGTTAAAGTACTTACCACCTTGTTCCTTGAATCTGTCTTGACCGTTGAGAACCAACTTGAAGCTGTCGAGTGGACCCGAAGTTTGTTCATCGAATTGCACATCGCCGATCAAAACTGGCGCACCAGCGGCACCTGGGGCAATGGAGACGTTAGAGTCAACATCCGCCGACATCAAGGAAGACACGGTAATTGGGGTGTCAGTAAAGTTCCACAATTGGTTAGCGTCACCGGTAACACCGGAGGCTTGAGTGGCACACCAGACCAATTCCTTGACTGGGTGGTTGTACGACAATCTGATTTGCTTGGTGGAACCGGCGGCGGCCAAAGAGTCCGCGCCAGTGTGTTGGACTTGTTCAATCAAGTATTCGTGACCCTTTTGCGCAAATCGTCTGCGTTCTTCAGTGTCAAGGTAGATGTAGTTACCCCACACCTTGAACGAGTCAAAGTTGGTGCCGTACACACTGGACAAGTCAAAGTCAATTCTGACTTCGTGGTATTGCAAAGCAATCAATGGCAAGGCCAATCCTGGGTTTCTGTTAAAGAAGAAGATCAATGGCAAGTAAACCTTTTCGTTGTTAACAGTCGCCGAAGTCATCTTACCGTAGTTCAACTTCTTGGCTTCGTCCATGTACAATTCCGCGTACAATCTCCACCACTTTTGGTAGTGCTTGTCGATTCTTTGACCACCGATGGACAATTCGACAGTGGAGATCGCGGATTCCGCGACCCACGCATCTTCAGTCTTGTCGAAGGCTTGCTTCGCAGTCAATTCAACGTACATGTCCGCGATCAAATCACCATTTCTGGCGACCGTGACGGAAACGCGACCGGAGTCCGCGGCGGTACCGTTGACAGTTTGTTCGATGTTTTCCATCGCAAAGTTAGTGTGGCGTTTGTAGACAGCCTGGAAAAAAGTGACTTTTGGGTTACCAGTCAAGTAGACATCTTGGGCGCCGTAGGCGACGAGTTGCATGAGACCACCGGCCATATTGTTTGTTTTTGTACTATAGGCTGAGATTTTTTTTTCGGGTGAAACCTGCGAAAAAACTCAATCCTATTTTTCCTGGTACATATAAATGTCTGACCAAGAAGAAACACTTCTTGAACCAATCGAAGAAATTCAGGAAAATAACGAAATTGAAGAATATGGATCCGAATCCGAAACTGGATCGAATATTGAAGAAGATGAATTAACTACAGTCGGGGGTGAACTCCCAGATATCGATGATTTTGATGAGTATATGGAAGATGAACCATATATGATGGATATGGGTGGACTCTTAAGTTCGGTCCTCGCCACCGAAGAAGGGGATACCGTATGCTCTGCACTGGTAAATATTTCCAGACAGATGGAAGTTCAAAACAAAATTCTTATAAAAATGTTATCTCAGATGCAAAAAAATTAACTTAGAAAAATAACCCATATGTAATAAAAGAAAATGGAAGAAACACATTTTATCAGTTCGGAATCAAATCAACGTGAATCCAATGCTATTATGTGGTCTAACCAGATTCAATCACTCAATCCTGAAGAGTTTATGCACCTTCTATCAGAATTGGAAGATATGTGGGACATCAATGCTACAGATAATAGCATGGTATCGTTTCAACTTGGATATAAAAACTTTATAAATCCTCAGGACCTGGACCCTGAAACGGGATTACCCGTTCGGTTTGACGTTGAACTCGTTTCTGGAAATCATAAACGCCTAAAAATGCAATTGGGGCAAATGTATCATCGGGCTGAAGTTTTGAGACTTTTAGATACGGAAGACGATGAAGATATGAAAATATCCATGCGTATAAATCGTCTTATTGATCAAGTTGACGATGCATGGCAAATTATTTTTAGAGCGGCACGTATACATGAACGTATAAATAATCCGACATACGTTCCCATAAACCCAGAATCAGATCCATCTATTTTTAGGTGTTCAACTATGGAAAAGGTAGAGGAATTAGCACCGTATCAACAAGCAATTCTCGCGTGTTTGCAAAACCTGTACGAAACAAATGTTAAAAGATACAAAGGGTACTGTTGTACACAAATCAAGACCGAAGATGGTAAAGATACACGTGCGTGGAAACAGGTTGAAACAATACAAGAATACGTTTATGGGGTTGCACAAAAAGAAACACGGTACGAACTTTGGAAAAATTTATCGAGTCGTGGGTCAGCGTATAACGACGTTATTCGACACTTAACACACTGTAAAGATATGCAGTTTCCAGAGATTATTAAAAATAGACATGTTTGGTCGTTTAAAAATGGAATTTTTATAGGTAAGGAGTGGTCGGCACAAACAGGACTTTATGAATCGAACTTTTATACGTACGAGTCGCGTGAATTTAAAAATCTTGATCAAACCATCGTAAGTTGTAAATATTTCGATAAGGAATTTACGAATTACGAACACCTCGAGAACTGGTATGATATTCCAACACCATTTTTTCAGTCGATTCTCGAATACCAGAAATTTGATTCAGATGTATCCAAATGGATGTATGTTATGGGTGGTCGTTTATGTTTTAGTGTAAATGATATAGATACATGGCAGGTTATACCTTTCTTAAAAGGTATTGCGCGTTCCGGTAAATCGACGCTTATCACAAAAGTGTTTCGTAAATTCTATAACGCAGATGATGTACGTACACTTTCAAATAATGTTGAAAAGAAGTTTGGTTTATCGTCCATTTATGATGCATTTATGTTCATAGCACCCGAAGTAAAAGGTGATTTACAACTCGAACAAGCTGAATTTCAATCTATTGTATCTGGTGAAGATGTATCTATTGCAGTAAAACACGAAAAAGCTAAATCGTTTGAATGGACAACACCTGGTGTACTAGGTGGTAACGAAGTTCCAAACTGGAAAGATAATTCAGGGAGTGTTTTGCGTCGTATTCTTACGTGGAACTTTGGTAAACAAGTCAAGGATGCTGATCCAACACTCGAATATAAACTTGATGCCGAATTACCCGTCATACTTCAAAAGTGTATTCGTGCATATCTTGAATATGCGCAAAAGTATGCAGATAAGGATATTTGGAACGTCGTTCCAGAATATTTCAAGACAGTTCAGAAACAAGTTGCGACGGTTGCAAGTACACTCGAAAACTTCATGCAATCCACGGGTGTAAAATACGGAAAAGACTTATTTTGTCCACAAAAAGAATTTGTTGCGTTATTCAATTCGCATTGTCAAGCAAATAATCTTGGAAAACCTCGTTTTACACAGGATTTTTACGTTGGTCCATTCAGTCAGCGTGAAATAGAAGTTCGTGAAGTAACACTTACATACAAAGGTCGTAATTACCCCAGACAGGCGTTCATATTTGGTGTAGATATAGTAAATGAGGATATGACATTTGGTAACGAATATTAATTAAAATATTACGTTAGATTAAGATATGGATCCCAGGCAATTCGTAAAAAATTCGAATGTATCTATTCAAACCGAACCCAAGGTAGCACCAACTAAAAAGGGTGGTCTCAAAATTGGGAAATTTCACCCAGGTATGTACAACGTTCTTGTAAACAAAAAGTTTTCAAAAGATGAAAAGCGTGTCGATTTACAATACATTTTAAAACAAAAACCAAAAGGACATGCTCAAATAGCACCCGGTTTAACATTAGATCTTAACGAGATTAAAGGATATTACGGGAGGTTTCAGACAGGTGCCATACACACATCTAATTTTGGTTTAAAGGGTGATTTAAAAAAGGACTTCTTTTCGGTACAGTTAAGTGGATACACGATGGATGGAACCGAACAAAAAAAATTCACATTTGTTATTTACAGTAATGGTAAAATACGATTTTCCGGTGGATTTTTAGGGTCCAGTAATCTTAAAAAACAACCCGAATCATTGCGTAAATATTTAATTGATACGTATACACAAAAACAAGGTTTTTTATATAACGAAATTGAATATAACAATATTGCTGGTTTCTTTAATACAAACGTAAACTTTGATTTAACAAGAATTTCTCAACAAAATCC